AGATAAAACAAATACATCCATCATTAACAGATGAAGAGTTCTCACACAAAGGTACAATCATGCTACAAAACGACAGCGATGGTCGTGGTGACTACATAGCAAAGTGGGAACATCCTACTCTACCTAAACCTACAGACGAACAACTCGCATAATGTACGGTATAGCCGCATTTTCTCAAGCACCTTTTAGNTCNCTAGCAGGTGCTATATTACTTGGACAAGCAAGTGTATCGGCTGACGCTACAGTTGTATCTACTGCTGTACGCTTAAGAACATCTACTGCATCTATTACAGGTACTGCAACGGTTACAGCAGATGCGTTTAGTTTTGTATTTGGTAGTGCAGCAATAAGTGGTAATGCAGCCTTATCTGCATTTGCAAGTAAAGTTAATCATGCAACAGGTGCTATTACAGGCACAGCAACACTCACAGGATCTGCACTACGCATACGATTAGGTGATGCAAGTGTTAATGGTACTGCAACCATTACGGTCAACCTATCAGGTTCTATTATAGATGCAAGTGCAAGTATATCTGGCACAGCAACATTAACAGCAGATGGTCTGCGTATTAGACTTGGTAATGCAGACGTTAATGGTGTTGCAAGTGTTACGGCACTTGGTGGTTTATTAGCAAGTGGTTCTGCTGTCGTTACAGGTGAAGCAACTGTAGTAGCTGTGGGTGTTGGTATATTTGATGCAGATGCAAGTGTTACAGGAACAGGTACAGTTACAGCAATAGGTTACAGGCTAGGTGAGGAATGGACTGATTCTGCAACTGGTAGTGAGGTTTGGTCAACATCTAGCACTTCAAGTGATGTATGGACTGATTCAGCAGTAGGGTCAGATATTTGGTATAGAAAAGGGTAAAACATGGCAAAGACTAAAATTAGTGAATATGATAGCACCGCAGCAAATAACACCGATGTAGATGGTGTAAATTTGGCGGAAGGTTGTCCTCCCAGTGGAATAAATAATGCTATTAGAGAGGTAATGAGTCATCTTAAAAACTTTCAAGATGGTTCTAGTGGTGATAGTTTAACTAACTCTGGAACATTAACTTCATCAGGTACATTAGCCGTTACTGGAGGTCTTACATTAGATGGATCAACAGGAACATCAGGGCAGGTTCTAGTTTCTAGCGGTTCATCAGCAACACCTACTTGGGGCGATGCTTTTGTTACAGGAATGATAATGTTATGGTCAGGTTCTACAGGTACTATTCCTAGCGGTTGGGCATTATGTAATGGATCTTCAGGAACTCCTGATTTAAGAGATAGATTTGTCGTTGGTGCAGGAAGCACTTATGCCGTAAATGCAACTGGCGGTAGTAAAGATGCTGTCGTTGTAAGCCATAGTCATACACTTTCTGGAACAACAGGTGCAGGTGGGTCACACTCACACAAAGTATTAGCTAATGTTGGTGTAACAGATACAGGTGCATTTGGTTCTAGCGACCAAGTAGCAAGAAATTCTGTTGGCGGTTTAGGTAATCAAGACTATACACTGTGCAAAACAACTACAGGGGCAACAGTAGGTAATACAAGCACAATTGGGACTCATACACACTCTTTGTCTGGCTCAACAAGCAGTGTAGGTTCAAGTGGAACAAACGCTAACTTGCCTCCTTACTATGCACTTGCATACATAATGAAACTATAAGATGACAACAACAAGATTACAATTTACAGAATGGTTGCCAGACCAACCTGCTATGGCAGGAAGTTTAAACGATGCCAAAAATGTATTTCCTTTATCGCTTGGATATGCTCCATTTAATAATGCTGAAGATTATTCTGGTGCAGCTAGTGAAAACTTAAATGGTATTTTTGTAGGTAAGTTTGGTGCAGATGTTCAAGTGTTTGGTGGCGGTACTAGCAAACTATTTAAAATGGATAACACAACACTTGCCTTAGCAGATGTATCTACAGCAGGTGGATATTCTAGTACAGATAATTGGCAATTTAAACAGTTTGGTAAAAAAGTATTAGCTGCTAATAATTCTGCAAGATTACAAGCATGGGAAATAGGTTTAAGTTCTAATTTCTATGAATCATCTACCTACAAAACAGGTACATATAGTCGTTCTGGTACAACTGTAACTGTCACTATTACAGGACATGGGTTAACTACTTCTACTGCATATCGCGTGGATGTTACATCAGGAACTGCTACCGATGGGACTTATACTATTACTGTGGTTGATGCTAATACCTTTACTTATACAGATAGTGTATCAGGGACAACATCAGGCAATATAAATGTATTTACATCATCAGCACCGATTGCTAAATATGTAACCGTAGTGCGTGATTTTGTAGTATGCGGACATTTAGATAGTGGAACAAATTCTAACAAAGTACAATGGTCTGACATCAATGATGAAGCATATTGGTCAACAGGTTCTACTAGCCAGTCAGATTCACAGATTATTCCTGACGGTGGAAACATAACTGGTCTTGCAGGTGGTGAGTTTGGTTTAGTATTTCTTGAAAAAGCTGTGGTGCGTATGTCATACATTGGTTCACCATTGTTCTTTCAGTTTGACACCATATCACGAGGACTAGGTTGTTTAGAGGGTAATTCTATTGCAACTTATGGTAATACATCATTCTTCTTATCAGATGATGGTTTCTATTCATGCGATGGTACTAATGTTGTAGGTATTGGTACAGAAAAAGTAGATAGATGGTTTTTTGATGACTGTTCATTAACAGATTTAGGTAGTATGACTACTGCGATTGACCCTGTTAAAAAACTTGTTGTATGGAACTACAAAGCTGTTGACGGCAAACGACACATGATTGTTTATAATTGGCAAATAAGTAAATGGTCAAGAGTAGATACATTAGCCACAGGAGTAGGCACAATCGCTTCTGTAGGTACAACGCTAGAGGGGTTAACAAGCACATTAGGTTATACAAGTATTGATGCTATGACAGCATCTTTAGATTCACGACTTTGGATTGGTGGTAAGTTTTTATTTGCAGGATTCCAAGATGATAAAATTATTACCTTTACAGGCTCTACATACAATTCAGAAATTATTACAACTGATGTAGAAGTGGGGTATAACAGTTTAGTAACTCTTGCTAGACCAACGATTGATAATGGTAGTGCAACAGTTAAAGTAGCTAGTCGTAAAGAATTAGATGATACGATAGGTTTTAGTGCAAGTGTAACAACATCATCAGAAGGTAGAGCACCTTTACGCAGTCATGGTAGATACCATAGGTTTAGTATTAGTCCAACAGGTAACTGGACTAACGCAGTAGGAGTAGATGTAGATATAACGCCAACAGGAACTAGGTAATGGCAAGAACCAATATGTATCGTACCCTACCTTATCAAGGTGGCGACCCAAGAACTGTTGCAGAAGTCGTGAACAATGCTATGAATGGTAAAACCAACAATACAGGCACAATCACATTACCAAGTTCTGGTGGTGGTGGAGGTGGTAGTACCGCAACATACACAGTTAATGATGAAAGAGCTGGATTTGATTCAGTAATACTATTTATGCCATTATCAAATGTATCTGCTGGTAAATTAGCAAGTATTTTTGTTAGTGCAAGAAACAAAGGTAATTTTGTTGTTACATATAACAACAGTGGCTCAACAGATATAGAGTTAGCGTATATAATACTGGGATAAACATTACTAGGATTAAATATGAAATTATATGTCGTACCCACAAACCATGTGCAACAGTTTTGGCATTTAGCAGAAGAACATCTGCAACGAGCTATAGAGAAAAGCAATAACGAATATACAATAGATCAGTTAAAGTTATCGGTAGTTAATGGTGAACAAATACTACTTATAGCTTTAGATGATAATAAAAAATGCAAATCAGCATTGGTAGGTAAATGGCATATCTACCCTAATGACAGAGTATTTTACATAAGTTATATCGGTGGTAAAAACACCAAAGAACCTTGGTCACAGTTTGTTACTTGGGTTAAAGAAAGTGGCGGAACTGCAATACATGGTTCAACCAAGTTTGAAAGCATAGTAAAACTATGGGATAAATTTTATGGGTTCAAACCGAAATATACACTAATGGAATTAAAATTAAATACGGAGTTTAAATTATGAATTTCAATAAATTAATGTGGAACATTGTGACTGGTTTCCAAGAATGGGTAACATTCTGGGGAGGTGGTGGCGGTGGAGGTTCGCAGACACAAAAAACGACTAGCGAACTTGATCCTACTGTTAGACCATTTGTCGAGTATGGTTTGCAAGAAGCAAAATCATTGTATGGCACTCCTGGTCCAACATATTATCCAGGTCAAACATATGTTTCACCATCTGCACAAACAACATCAGCATTAGGTTTAGCCGAAGCTAGAGCAAAAGCAGGTAGTCCATTAGTACCAGCAGCTCAAGCACAAATGGCAGATGTTATTGGCGGTAAATATTTAGGTGCTAATCCATATATGTCAGCAGCCAT